GTCCTGAGTCTGCAGCTACTGCTCGTGACTTTGAGCGTATGTTGTTGATGGCAACTGGTACTTTAGATAGCCAAGGAATGGTATCACAGGCTTCTCGTGATTCTACTGGTGCTGGTATGTCAATGGCTGTGTCAGGAATTATCAAGAAATACAAGCGTACCCTGACAAACTTCCAAGAAGACTTCATGGTTCCGTTGATTAAGAAGGTTGCTTTCCGTTATATGCAATTTGACCCTGAGCGTTATCCTTCTGTAGATATGAAGTTTATTCCTACCGCTACTTTGGGTATTATGGCTCGTGAATACGAACAGCAACAGCTTATTGGCTTGTTACAGACACTTGGACCTAATACCCCTGTGTTGCCTATCATCCTAAAAGGAATTATTGCTAACTCTAGTCTGTCTAATCGTGCTGAAATGGAAGCTGCTCTAACACAAATGAGCCAGCCAGACCCACAAGCACAGCAGAAACAACAGATGGCAGAGCAAATGCAGATGGAACAGGCTCAAGCAACCACTCAATCGCTGCAAGCTAGAGCGCAAAGAGACCAAGCAGAAGCACAAAAGACTGTAGTTGAGACCCAATTACTGCCTGAAGAGCTAAAAGCGAAGGTTATTAGTTCACTTTCTACCAATATTGAAGGCGATAACGCACAGATGCAGTTTGAACAGCGTGCAAAGATTGCTGATTTGATGCTCAAAGAGAAAGATATTGAGAATAAAGGCAAGATTGTAGAACTGCAGATGCAGAAAAACCGCCAAATGTAAAGAATTATCTTGACTTTTTTGTAAAATTATGTTATCATGCTGTATAAAATGTAAGTAAGTACTCACTTCTCCTAAAGGACAAAGAAGAATGATGGATGAAAAGCTACAAGCCTATTACGAGGCACGATTCTCGATGATGGCAACCCAAGGTTGGAAAGACCTGCTTGAAGATGCTCAAGGCTTCTTCGACGGTATAAATAAAGTAGCAGCAATACAGAATGAAAATGATTTGTTTATGAAGAAAGGTCAGTTAGACGTTCTTCAGTGGCTTTTAAGCCTTAAAGACAGTTCATCACAGACCTACGAACAACTCATGAACGACTCTTCGGGAGAAGCTCAGCATGAGTCTTAGGGTATTTGATTTTCTCTGTGAAGAGCACCATTTACACGAACACTTTGTTAGTTATGAGGTGACAGAAGTATCGTGTGAAACTTGTAGTAAACCTGCACTAAAGCAGTTATCAGCTCCTACCATTTATTTGGAACCGTTTACTGGATTACATCCAAGTGCGGCAGATAGATGGGCAAGAAATAGAGCTGAGAAACAGAAACTAGAGCAGAAACAAAACTCCTGAGATACCTTTATCACAGATAAAGCCTCAGATTATTAATCCTAAAATCACTTGATACGGTGACAGGAGACTTTAAAAATGGCAGCCCAATTTATTGATGACAACGAACTGTTAAATAACCAAAACCAAACAGCCGATAATATTACTGATGAGCCTTCTAACGAAGTAATCCCAGAAGTAACAGCACCTGTAGAAGAATTACCTGAGAAGTATAAAGGTAAGTCTGCTTTAGAAATTGCTAAGATGCACCAAGAAGCTGAAAAGCTCATTGGACGACAAGCAAACGAGGTGCATGAAGTTCGGAGTTTAGCAGACCAGTTATTAAAACAGCAACTCGATTCCAACAAGAAAATAGCAGCCCCTATTGAAGAATCGCTTGAAGAAGACTTTTTTGCAGACCCAGCTAGTGCGGTCAACAGACAAGTAGAGAAGCATCCTGCAGTTCTTGAAGCTAGACAAGCAGCTTTAGAAATGAAGAAGATGAAGACGGCACAACAATTGTCGTCTAAACATCCCGATTTTGCCACCGTCGCATCAGACGCTGGATTCCAAGATTGGGTTAAATCTTCTGCAATTCGTATAAATCTGTTTGCTAAAGCTGACGCTGAATATGATTTTGAATCCGCTGATGAATTGTTGAGTACCTACAAGGAACTTAGACAAATCAAACAACAGAATCAAAACACTCAAACAGCAGCAGTTGAAAACAAAGCTCAAGAACAGGCAATGAAGGCGGCTACAGTCGATGTTGGTGGCTCTGGTGAAACCAGCAGAAAAGTATATCGAAGAGCAGACCTTATTAAACTCAGAATGACGGACCCTGACCGTTATATGGCACTTCAAGATGAAATCATGAGTGCTTATGCCCAAGGACGAGTCAAGTAATTTTAGAATTATTAATTTAAAGGAAATTTATCATGGCATTAGGTACAGATAACGTAACAATAACAACAGCAGCAACATTCATCCCTGAAATTTGGAGTGACGAAATTGCCGCTGCTTACAAGAAATCATTAGTAGCAGCTAATTTAGTTAAAAAGATGTCTTTCAAAGGCAAAAAAGGCGATACAGTTCATATCCCTGTTCCAACTCGTGGCGCAGCAGCTTCTAAAACTGCAGGTTCACAAGTTACTTTGATTGCTGCAACAGAGACAGAAGTAACTGTTTCAATCACCAATCACTACGAGTACAGCCGTTTGATTGAGGATATTGTCGAAGCTCAAGCATTGTCTTCACTACGTCAGTTCTACACAGACGACGCTGGCTACGCTTTGGGTAAGCAAGTTGACACAAGCATTATCCAATTAGGTCGTATTGCTCAAGGTGGTGCTAATACAGCAGCTTACACTAAGGGTTACATTGGTGGTGATGGTTCAACATTGTATGTTGCTGCAAACAACAACGCTTCTGCATTGACTGATGCTGGTATCCGTCGTGCTATCCAGCGTTTGGATGACAGCGATGTTCCAATGGATGGTCGTTTCTTCATCATTCCTCCATCAAGCCGTAACACATTGATGGGCTTAGCTCGTTACACTGAGCAAGCGTTTGTTGGTGAGCAAGGTTCTGCTAACACCATTCGCAATGGTGAAATCGGTAATCTCTACGGTATGCCTGTGTTTGTGTCTTCTAACGCTGACACACCTAACGGTTCTACCGCTTCACGTGCTTGCTTAATGGCTCACAAAGATGCAATGGTATTGGTTGAGCAAATGGGTGTTCGTTCACAAACTCAGTACAAACAAGAGTACCTCGGTACATTGTTCACTGCAGATACACTCTACGGTGTAGCTGAGTTGCGTGACTACGCTTCTGTTGCTTTGATTGTTCCAGCATAAGTAGTTG